CCACCTTCGTCTTCAACTTCTTGTGCAATTTGCTCAATTTCTTCCTCAGTCTGTCTAAGAACATTCTTTTGAATCCATGCAACAGAAAAGTATTTACCAGTATACTGGTCAACATCAGCAAGTAGACGCAATCTATTCTCAAGTATTTCACTGTCTTTCAATTCCGCAAAATGGTTGTCTTCCATAAAGTCGTAGCGAATCTGGTCTTGCATATCTTTCCACTCTTGTAATGTGATTACACCTTTGAGTAGAAGTTGTCTTTCAAGTAGAATATGAAAGATTTCTGAGAAGCGAGTTCTCAAACGATTTACAAAACGAGAGAACTTCAGTTCATCTCTTGTAATCTCTGATGCACGACCAAGATTGAAAGCACCATCTGCTTGAAGTCTTGTAGTAGGAACATTCAATGCTTCATAGAGTTTATTCTTGAAGTAGTTGACATCTTCCATTTCACCTAAGTTCTGACCGCCTGGCAGAGTGGTAATTTCCGTACCTCTCCCTCCCTCTCTACGAGGTAGCCAATAGTCCTCAAGCATTGTGAGAAACTTTCTGTCATCTCTTACTTCACCTGTATTTGCATCATACACAAGTTTGTTCTTGTGCTTGACCATCATATCACGCAAGTATTGTTCTGCTTTCGCTTTAGGTAAGTTACCAACATCAATGTAAAAGATTCTACGCTCTGGCGCACGGGCCAAGCGATAGATAACTGTCGCATCTTCTAGCATACGCAACTGATTGAGAGGTTTTAGTGCTTTATGAAGATACGATAAAACTGTATAGTTCTTATTGTCTAGCAATCCACTATGACAATATGCGATTGAATCTGGAGCAATCTTCAGTCCATCACCCTCTGATGTAATACCTTTAGACTGATACACAAAGAACTCATCATACTTCTTAACAAGTGTTTCTTCATTTAGTCTACGATTTGGGTCACGCTTTTCTTTGCGAACTTTTTTAATCTTGCGAGGGTCAATATGTCTTAATTCTTTGATGCCTGCTCTTGGATTTTTAGTATCAATAATGATGTGATAGTAAAGTCTACCATCCACATACCAATGACGAAAGATATCATATCCCCTATAGTTGAATTTCATCAACTTGAGAATATAGTCAAATTCTTCACGGATTTTCTTTTTGATTGATTCTGGTTGTTCGACATCATCAAGCACCAGTTCTAGGGGTGCTTTTATGTCATCACCAACAATAGCCTCATTCACAATATCGTCAATCGCTCTTTCCGCTTCTGGTTGTTGAGCCATCTCACGATATTTTGTGATAAGTTGTGCTTCGTTTTTTACTGTATTGTCTAAGTCTACGGTTGTTCCAAACGCACCGCCTTCAGCAACAGTGATGCTTCCATCATCTTGTGCTGGTGGTACGAATGAAGGTAGATTGTCGAGTTGTTTTTCGTCAACATCTCTACCAATTTTGAAACCGAATAGATTTACTGCCATTTTATATCCTCAATGAAAATAGGGAGCGCCTTTGTTATATTTATGGCGCCCCCAACATAACTAAAAACGGATTTTAATTGCCGCCGGCGTTGCCAGTTGAGCCGCCCGATACTTCCCAATAGTCATACTGGAAAGTGACAGTGTATTCTTGGATGCCTTCAGTCTCCCAAGCAAGGTCGATAGTGCTTACTTCAGTTGGGAAAATACCAACAAAAGTATACTCTCTAAGAACATCACCAGTCTGTGAATACTGAATGACTTGAGCGTTTGCTTTATACAAAGCAGGCGCAGAACCACCAGTTGTTCTTAGGTTTCCTTGGAATGAGTTGATGCTGTTAGACCACTGTTCCATTGCGTTACGAATAGCAAAATCTTCATCGTTGATGATGGTAGGTGCCCACTCTGCAAATGTTCTGTTACCAGCAACCTTTACGGTGCGGCCGAAGTAAGGAACTTCGACTACACCTAAAGTAGCGGCTGGAATTTGAGCGGCTTTGCAGAGAAAAGGTACTTGAACATCAGCGACCCCGTTTACTGGATTCGTGATTTGCACTTGAAACAGTGAATTTCTAGCACCACCGCTTGTAAGGGCGCCTGAAAATTCGTTTACATTAAAAGCCATCTTCTTTTCTCCTGTTTACCTTTATTTATGTTGCTCTACCAACGACTTCAGAAAATTCTACGCCAGTTCTTACAGCAACAAAGTTCAACTGGATAAAGTTGATAGAACGAGCAGGTTTGATGTAAATGTCACCCACAAATTCGTTTCTATCAATGACTTCGCCAGTGTTGTTTGTACCATCGACTACGACTTGGAAGTCTGTGATACCTCTCCGACCTTGGACATCTCTAAGGAATGGCTCAACCAAGTTCTTGAACTGTGAACGAGTAAACTCATCATTGAACTCAAAGAGAGTAAACTTAGCGGCTGTGCTAATTGCTTTCTCAAGAACAATGAACAGTCTGCGAACATTGATACGGTCGAATGCGCTTGGCTGGTCAAGCATTGTCTTGTCACCAAACAATACAGTTCCTTGACCTGGGAATGTTACAACAGGATTGACACCCTTCTTGTAAAGTTCATCCCTATCAGTCTTACTTGGATTGAATGCAAGTTTGATAACATTTTTGACATTACCACGATTAAATCCAGCAGGCGAATACCAAGGGTCTCTAGTCAAATCTGTTTGAACCATTAGACCAGCAGTGTCACCGTTCAGAGGAACATAACGGTAAACATCGTTGTATTTGTCATACTGATACTTCCAACCAGAATCCATGACTGCATAAGAAGATGATGGTAGCAAGTCTCTGAATGCTATGATATCATCTCTCTCTTTACCTTCATAAGAATTGTTGTTGACAACATCTGCTCTTTCTGGTGAAATGACTGCTACGCAATCCTTTCTGTGTTCAGCGATGTTGTTGATAAGGTGAATAGCAACAGTTGAACTTGAACCAGAGCCAAGAACAAGTGATACATCCACAGTATCAGCATCTTTGAAATAGTTATATGCACTAATGTAAGCGGCATCTGAAGCAGAACCGTCCTTACCTTTAGTCATGCTTGCGCTAACTGGTAGGTCATTGCCTGGGAAGTTTGTTCCAGAGCCAGCAGTTCCAGCATTTGTCAAGTCGGCTCTTGTGCCACCTTTGGTGAGATTGCTGTTGTGTGCGCCCCACCATACCCACTGTGAGCGATTGTTAATCACATCTTTGTAGTAAAGAGTGTCACCCTGTGGCCCTTTAGCATCTGGTGCTTGAGAAACATTTTCGTATTTCTCTAGAACTGTGCCGTCCTGACCTGAGATTACACCATCTTCATCGACAACTGCGACATGAATTGCGTCACCCTGTGAGTTGACTGTGTTAGCATAAGTAGTGGTTGTTGGCGCTCTATCAAAGTTGTTAAAGTATTCCCATCTACGAGTTAGTGATGGTGAATAGTTTGATACTGTATTACCTTGATACTTACTGGTAAGTGTAATTGTGTTACCAGAAACGGAAGCAATCTTTCTTTGCTCCTTATCAGGGCCGAGCAATAGAATATCGCCAGCAACAAATTGTGTTTCTGTGTTTGAAGAACCTTGACCATCACCAGCAAGTGTGACAGTTGTTGATTCTCTGGTAGCATAGTAGTTTGTTGATACTGTGCTTTCCCATGCGTTTGCGTTATGACATACAGAAACCTTTAGTGAGTTACCAATGTCGCCTGGATATTTTGCTACCCAATCGCCGTGACCACTTGAGTTTGTGTATGTTTCATTGTAGTAATCTTCATTTTTAATGAATGCGCCTGTTCCGCCTGTTGTTGCATTGTTTGCAGAAGCAACAGCCCTCGTTACATATAGAGCGTTTCCATATGCAAGGAAGTTAGCCGCAGTAAAGAAGTCATCAGCCGTATTTGCATTAGGTTTATTGAAAACCGAAACTAATTGGTCTTCAGTACTGATGAGAACTCTCTGGTCAACCGGCCCCCACTTAAAGTGTCCAGCAAGGGCACCAGTAGTGGTAGATACGGCAGGCACCACCGTAGTGAGGTCAATCTCACTTACATTTACGCCAGGTGATACTTGAAAAGCCATTTTCATTTCTCCTTCTAAGAATATATCAAGTTATAATCTCTGATTTACTCAATATTTATAAAAACGAGTGTTTAGAACCAAGTATCACGGTTTGAGGAGTTGATATACTCCTGTATGTCTTCTGGTCCATTCAACACTCCTTCTTCTGGATGCCCATCATCAATTATTCCGAATGGAAGTTGCTCATCTTCAAGCATTTTTATCTTTTCTTCATACAATTTTTGCCTGATATCAACATCTGTAATGTCTCTGAAGTATGTTTGTCTCACCAACCATGCAAAGAGAACGCAAGTCATCACCAAATCATCGTGATTTCCTTCTTCTGCTTCATATGATTGTCTTCTACCTATGAAACTCGATAATTCAGATATCAAGTCAAAATCTTCAATTATCAACTTATCTTGTTCAATTAAATCCTTTAGATTTGAGCAACCTATTCGTTTTACTTGTTTAGTTGTACGAACACCAAATTGTGTTCCAGTTGAGAATCCACCACTCACTTGTTGTCCAGCACGACCTTTTATTGAAGTTGCAATTAGATTCTCGTATTCTAAGTCTGAATGTAAAATATCTGCTACTTGTGCGCCAATATCATTTACCTCAACCAATACATACGCTTCATTGTACATCTTAGCAATTGAGTGTATGTAGTTTGGATAAAGTAGTGGCGATACTTCCTTATCTCTATATTTTGCTACTAATTTGTATGGTGTCTCTGTTACATCGAATACTGTAAATGCAGAATAGTCAAGTCCAACCCCTCTTGCTACATCCACTGATATAACATATGTATGATTTTCTTCTTTTTCATAATAAAAATCTACGCCGTTCCATTGTCTTATAGGTCGTTTGAAAGCAAGAGTTCTTAACTTTGTTGGATGGATTAGAGTATTTGCTGAACCTAAGAACTCACACTCAAATTCCTGTCTGAACTGCTCTTCACTTGTATTAGCAATAGTCTCTTGTTTCCACTTCTCATCTCGGCCTGGAACTTGTGACCAATGCACTTCGATGGGAACATATTGACTTAACTTCTCTGTCGCATCAGTCCACATCTTATAGAAATGATTCATACCATTTGGTGTTGATACGATGATAACCTTTGATGTCTGACCAGATGAGATTGTAGGATAGACTGAACTGAAGAACTCTTCAGCCATGTTATTACCAACAAACGCAAACTCATCCAAGAAGATTAGATTGTAAGAACCACCACGAATAGCAGATGATGAAGTAGCGGCGGCGACAACCTTAGAACCATTCTCTAGTTCAATGTTACCCTTGTTCCACACAACCACGCCTTGCTGTAACCACTTAGGTAGATATTCATATGCTAGTGAAATTTTACCTAGCAAGTCTCTAGCGAGAGAGCCTTTGTTTGCAAGAATAGCAATATTCTGCTGGTCAGTGAAAAGAATTAACCACAAAATATATGCGGTTGTTGTCGTTGATTTACCTGTCTGTCTAGGCAGTTTGCAGATGGAAAAACGATTGTCATTGAATGTACGAACCATGTCTTCTTGAAAGTCATACATTTCAAAAGGCATGAGTCCTTTATCCACATTAACAATCTTAACATAGTTTCTTGCAAAATAAACAGGGTCTTTAGAGCATTTGATATACTCTTCAATCTGTTCTCTAGTGAACTCAAGTGGTATTCCAGACTTTTTTAAGTTTGGATTACCAAGATAAACATCAGTCATTTAGATTCACAAACTCACGATTTTTTAAGTGTGCTTCTTTGATATCATCCTTTGACTGACCGTAGTATGGAACAGCATGATATTTTTCAATCATGTATTCATTCACTGTCTGGTCAGCATAGTTTGTAGTTCTTCTAAGTGAACCTAGAATACGACCAAACTTACCTTTTGCGTCATACTCAGCAGTTTCTAGAATCATCCACTCATCATCACACATTTTCTTCAAAAACTTTTTAGCGGCAAGTCCATAGACTTTTTCTTCTTTGTCGGAGGTTCTGGATTCTGGTGTATCAATACCATACAGACGAACTCTTTCACCTTTGAGCCATACACCAAAGCCAAGGTCAATGTCTACATCAACAGTATCACCGTCAACGACTTTTACTATTTTGCATCTGTATTCAAACATTATCGTGTCCTTCCTTGACCTCTATATTTTTTGTAACTTCTTCTTTTCGCTTTGTTCATTTTTGTTAGCGATGGTTTACTTCCAATAGATGTCTTATGATAAGTAGGCTCCCATGCTTTTGCTTGAACTATTTTAGCCATCTTCATTTCTCCCATTGACTAATTTTTGTAATTCAGCAGTGCTACCAACAAATAACGCATTCGTTACATTCTTTGGTGCATCATTCTTTTCTTCAATTTTCTTCAAATCTTTCACTTTTTTCTGTATATCTAGCAAATCTTTATTTGCATCTACGAGCGTCTTTGTGAGTTGAGAGACCACCTCAAACGCTCTAGGATGCTCACTCGCTTTCGCTAGTTCTATTAGTGTGTCGAGAGCCTCTGAGCCTTTCTCAATAACGCCATATAGATTCTCTCTAGCGTATTTGTAATCGGATTCAATGTCTTGTGCATTTTCTTGCGGCTCCAAATAAGTGCTTTCAACACTTTTCTGCGGATTGACATCCATCAAATCACCATCTAAGTTTAGAACTTTATTAAGTCCTTCAGTCACATTATTTTGCATTTTATCTTACCACTGCTGAAAAGTTGTTTCCTGTAAAGAAGTTTTCTGTATCAAACGCAAAACCATAAGTAGAGTTTGCACTAATAGCACTTCTATCTACGCTTGCAGATGAATTTGCTGTAGGTGAACCATTTGCAAGTTGGCCAGGTGTTAGTGTAACTCTCTCTGCTTCAAAATCAGAAGTATTTACAACAATAGCACCAGTTGAAGTATTTGCACTTGGAATAATAAAGTCTGTAATCGTTCTTGTAATCACACCCTTATTTGTAACAGGGCCGTAGATGTATCCTTTAACTGTAAAGTTAAGTGTGTATATAATTGCTCTACGAGTTTGGAAGTCTGCTTCATAAGTATCTTCCATTTGTATACCTGTAAGAACTGTAGGAACATCAACATACACACCAAGAGAAGGAACAATCTTTACGGAGTTTGTCCATTCTGGTTTGAAGTATGGTAAGATTTGTTCCACAACTTGAACTGCATCCTCATTGTTTGCAAACATACCATAAAGAGTTATGTCAATGTTATATGGTGCTGGTGCAAAACTAGAGCGTAAAGCATTGTTACCAGAACCGATTGATGTAATACGATTCTGTTTATTCATTGCTCTTGCAGAATCATATGAGAAACCAGTGATTTCAAAAGCAAGTCTTGGAAGGACAGCCGCTAAACCTCTGTCAAGATTTGCATCTTGTCTGATACGAGCAAGATACTTTTCTTTTGGACCGTATGCAATAGGAACTCTTAGAGTTTGAATAGCAGTTCCAGCACTATTATAGCGAACTACATCAATATCATTGAACATATTACCAAACATGATAATATATTTTCGGATTGCACTATGGTAATCAAACTGTCCAAACATTACCAACTACCTCCTTCAGAAAACGGATTGCTTTCAGAGAAGTCAAGGAATGAACCAAGTGAACCAGTTGAC